CGGCTGGTGAACTTGGTTGATGCTATTAATGGGAAAGAGCCTGTTACATTAGATCAGCTTAACGGTGCATTGGCTGCTGCTGGGAGTGGCTTGATAGCTGCACAACAGGAGCAACAGACAGGAGCACAAGTAGTTGCTGATGTCACTACATTTACAGGCATCACCTACACACTAAGCTCTAACAACCTCTATGTGTTCCGTAATGGTAACTACCAGACTAAGGGTGTTGATTATAATGAGACATCAACATCTAGCATAACATGGACTACAGCACCTAATGCTACAGACGCTCTTGTCTTCATCACCAACCTTGCTACTACTAACAGTGTAAGCGATACATCAGCCGTTAATCATACACAGTCTGGAACTGATTATAATCTAGCCACCTATTTGCAGAATAGGCATGTTGTTAGTGTTAAGGACTTTGGTGCTGTAGGGGATGGCACTACAGATGACTACCTAGCCTGCCAAGCAGCTTTAGATTCAGGCAACCATGTCTACTTCCCACCACCTAGCGTCAGATATTTAACAACCCAGACACTCACCATTGGCAGCAACCAAATTGTATTCGGTGGTGGGATGGGGAACACTAACGTACAAGCCGCTGCTTCTGGAACTCCCACTAAGATTTTCGAGTTTGAGAGCGGCTCTAAGAAGTCTTACCTTCGAGATATTAATGTGACATGGCAAGGGGCCACGGATGTAGGTGTATCTATATTCGAGTCCAGTAAGATCACAATAGATAGCGTAGGTGGGAATGCGTTAAATCAAGACTCTGGAGCAGGGACTACACACGGGACATTCATCAAACTAGACATGGGAGTCGTGACCTCTGCCTACACTCATGCTATAAGAAACTGTGACTCACAAGGGGCTGATGTATATATTGACAGCACAGGCCCAATTACTGGGTGTCTCTTTGAGAATAACAAAGGACGTGCCGCTAACGGGCTTAGATTCTCAAAGGGCTCTCAGCCTGGGTCTGCCCCCATTGCTGGCAATAAGATTACGGGGAATTTAATACAGGCATATAGCGCTGCTACTTTCGGGACAGGGGTTGGTATAGATTTTGGTGTAGGAGATCCAGCAAGCCCTACTCACACCTATGCTAACTATGTTGAGAATAACTACATAGAGCGCTGGGCCACTGGCATCCTATTTAGGGATGGAGCCAAGAATAACTTCGTTGGGGCTAACGAGTGGGACAATAACACCACCGATATAACAGACTCTAATACCGACAAGGATGGTTACTCTGAAGTAGCTGGCACTAAGAAGTTTATTAAGATTGCAGAATATTCTAAAGAATTTAGGCCTTACGGTGATCGATACACCAACCACAAGACGGGTGTTATCAGTTATGATGGGGATAAAATTTTCAAACAGGTCAATAGTAACGGGGAGACTGTGACACCTAATGGACGTACCCTCAGGATTGATGGTAACGGTGCCGCGAGGACAGGGGCCATACTAGACTTAGCGGCAGATGATGTTGACGGGCAGACACTTGTTTTATTAGGCCTCACATGGTCTGTTGCGTTTGCTGCGACAAACCTAGATCCAGCAGTAGGTTTCACTCTTGGAAACGCAGGGGGGCAGCTTGCCTCTGCCACGCTCCAATGGGATAAGACAAACCAAAAGTGGATCATGCTAAGCTCTGTTACGAGGTAGAGATGCAAGAAGATGACTGGCTACAAGACGAGACATAACATGAAAATAGATAAAGCAAGACTTAAAGACGACATGGGCAGGCCTCTTACACAGAGCCTGTTCTTAGAGATGGGCTACCATGAAGACAGAGCCATCTATACATTCAAAGACCAAGACCATGAGTATAAGGGCAATACATACATTAGCCTTAAGCGTCTCTACTTGGAGATGGAGGACACTACAGAGTATGAGTTCTCTAACACCTACCTACTAGGTTGGCAGCATTGGAAGAGGCTGAAGGCTAACAAAGCTCTAGCTAAACACTTTGCTGAATGGGAAGAGGAACTAGAGCTTAGCTTGAAGGCACAAGGTGTGAGAGCTATTATAGACCAAGCTGCTGATGATAAAGGTTTTCAAGCAGCTAAGTGGTTGGTAGACAAAGGTTGGGACAAGCGTACAGCTGGACGACCTAGTAAGACAGAGAAGCTGAAAGAAGAACGTATGCAGGCTAGACTAGATGATGAGTTTGCTGGAGATGTAGTGAGACTACTAGGAGATGGTAAATGACAACTAAGTTAGCTTTTAATCAGATAGATGGGATGGCAGTTAATGTTAAAGACTTTGGTGCTGTAGGAGATGGTGTCACCAACGATGGACAAGCCTTCGTAGACGCAGATGCAGCAGCCACTGCTCTGGGGGGAGCAGCAATATCCGTACCTCCCGGTACATACATTATTAGCTCTACCTTTGTACTAGGTGCAGGGAATAGCTTAATTGGGCAAGCTCGTGGATCAACGATAATAAAACAAATCAACACTTCGGTTGATGGCATCCAGCTAAGTGGTGTTAATACAATTAGAAATATTAGAATAGAGGCTCCCTCTGGTAATGTGAACACAACTACTGTAGGTATTAATTCTTCAGGGACAAGTGACAACATAATAGAGCAGGTGAGGGTTTTATATTTTGGTTTTGGTGTTAAATCAACTGGGTTGACCTGGAGGCAGTCCTACATACACGTTCGTGTTGAGAACCCGACAAATACGGGCTTCCACTTTGAGGAGACAAATTCCCATCTAGAGATATATCTACTTCAATGTTACGTGGTTAATAACTCAACACTTGGGTTGACAAACAAGATTTCCTATTACATAAGTGGGAGTAAGGGAACTTACATGAACAACTGCACATCAGACGGGGGGAGTGCAGTTGGGACTAACAACACAGGGATGAGTGTCATAAACTCTAATGTAGTTATGGATACCTCACACTGGGAGGGGTATGACGTTCCAGCAGGAGCTATACCGGGGACTGACATGGATAGTCTTATACATGTAAAGGGAAGCGAGCTTATTATTAATGGTCTGCATTGTCAAGCAATAACCCCAGCAACTGCGGCAGTTGGTGCTGTGGTCTATGGTGAAGACTCAAGCCGAATTGTGATTAATAATGTAGTGTTGAATAACTCCACGCTCACCGCATACACAACACAACATGTAGGCTTAAGTAATGGGTTTGGGGATAATCTTTGTGAGATGCAGGGAGGTCTTAGGGAGTTGGTATTGAAGGAGGCTGGATCAGCCGCAGGGACAGCTAAATTCACAAGGGCAGGCCTAGAAGACAAACGAACAAGTGATACAGTAAGTTTTACTATAGACGTAAACACCCTTGGTAGCATCGTATTCATTGGCAGCTCTGGGGACTTAACAGACCTCACTAACCAGCATTCAGACGGACAGAGAGTGAGGATCGTACACAGGTTAGTAGGTGTGACAGTTAAGCAAGGACGCTTAAGGATGCAGTCAGGGGGAGACTTCACTGCAACAAGCAACGCTATGCAGGTTTTCGAGTACAGCTCAGAGGGTGATTTCTGGTCTGAGGTAAGCCATGTGGCCTAGTACTCTTGAAGAAGGCACACTTTCGCATGAACCTTAAATTAGCTAACCTCCCCAAAAAGTTGTAATACTATGCAAGAAGATGACTGGCTACAAGACGCTAAGCTAAAGCTTAAGCGTATGCCCCCAGAAGCTAAGGAAGTGAGAGAGAGAGCTTTGCACGACCTCTACTTCTTCGCCAAGCTGGTGAACCCCGGCTACATGTATGGGTCTGTACACCAAGAGATATATGCTTGGATGCAGGACTATACACTGTTTGGTCAGGGGGATGAGACAACGAGTAACAAGCTTATTATGCTACCTCGTGCCCACTTAAAGAGTCATATGGTTGCTACATGGTGTGCTTGGATAATAACACGCCATCCAGAAGTGACCATGCTCTATCTATCAGCAACATCAGAACTAGCCCAGACACAGCTCTATGCTGTACAGAACATACTGGGCTCTTCCACTTACATGCGCTACTTCCCTGAGTATATTAATCCACAGGAAGGTAAGCGTGAGAAGTGGTCTGCTATGAAGATGACAGTGGATCATGTGAAGCGTAAGCAGGAAGGTATACGAGATGCTACAATAGCTACAGCAGGCTTGACAACCAACACAACTGGTTGGCACGCTGACATAGTAGTGGCAGATGATATTGTTGTTCCTGAGAATGCGTACACTGAGGACGGACGTGAGAGTGTCTCTAAGAAGACTTCTCAGTTCACCTCTATACGTAACACTGGTGGGTTTACAATGGCGTGTGGGACACGCTACCACCCCAAGGACATCTATGACACTTGGAAGGATCAGGCTTGTGAAGACTTTGACGAGGAAGGAAACTTCATTGGCAAGGTGAAGGTGTGGTCTATCCAAGAGTATGTGGTGGAGGTTGATGGAATATTTACATGGCCTAGATCTGTACGGGAAGATGGTAAGGCCTTTGGCTTTGATCAGCGTTCCCTAGCACGTATTAGAGCTGAGTATATAGACAGGGTGCAGTTCCACTCACAGTATTATAACGACCCTAATGATCCTGGCTCTGAGCGTATATGCAGGGAGAAGTTCCAATACTTCAACCCACGTAAGCTCACACGAGAAGGCAGTAGGTGGATGTATGGTGGGAAGAAGCTCAACATCTATGCAGCAATAGACTTTGCATTCAGCCTCGACAAAAAAGCTGATTACACAGCCATTGTGGTGATAGGCATAGACTGTGACAAGAACAT